TGGCACCTAGCCAAATGGCACCTAGCCAAATGGCACCTAGCCAAATGGCACCTAGTCAAATGGCACCTAGCCAAATGGCACCTAGCCAAATGGCACCTAGCCAAGTAGGTGATACGGTAACAGTTCAAAAAGAGCCTCCTTATAGTAATTTAAAAGGATCTAAAAAACCAAGTTATAGACAATGGTTAAAAGAAAAAAATTCACAAACCATTACTATAGAAAAGGATCCGACAATTCAACCTACTCCCATAAAGCAAGAGGTGCGGGATAATTTGCGAGAAGAAAAGTTTAAAAAATTGCAAAAAAAATATAAAAAACAAAATAAACGACAAAAAACTATTAAAATTACCGAAACCTTTGGTAAACGTCATGGAAAGGTTAGTATACACATTAAAAATAAAGAAGAAAAAGATAAATTAGAACACGAAAAAAAAACTCTTAAAAAACACACGATACCTAAAATTAAAGCATATCTTAAAGAACATAACTTATTAAAAATAGGAAGTTATGCACCAAATGATGTTCTTAGAGAAATGTATGAATCTGCTATTTTAAGTGGTGATATTAATAATAACAATAAAGATATTTTAGTTCATAATTTTATGGAAGATTAAGCAACCTTATTTTTTCTTCCACGCTTTTTCCCTTTTTTTGATTTAATACTATTTATTACTGATATATCTTCCGGGGATGTGTCCCCGAGACCCCTATCTTCCGGTACCACTTCTGCCACTACTTCTGCCACTTCTTCTGACACCATCTCTTCTGCCACCACTTCTTCTGCTGGTCCTTCTTCTGCTGGTCCTTCTTCAGATACTTTAAAAATAAGATCTTCTATTTTAACTTCTTCTATTACTTTTTTTTTAGCCTTTATTTCTAGTTTCATTTCTTTTAATAAAGTACTATTTGTGGCAGGTTCTAGAGCAACAGGTTCGGGCGCAACAGGTTCGGGCGCAACCGGTTCTAGAGCAACAGGTTCTAGAGCAGCAGGTTCGGGCGCAACCGGTTCTAGAGCAACCGGTTCTAGAGCAACAGGTTCGGGCGCAACAGGTTCGGGCGCAGCAGGTTCGGGCGCAACCGGTTCGGGCGCAACCGGTTCTAGAGCAACAGGTTCGGGAGCAACAGGTTCGGGGGCAACAGGTTCGGGGGCAACCGGTTCTAGAGCAGCAGGGGATTGACCTTGTTGAGTTTCCGACATTGAAACAATAGTATTATACTTATTTTTTGTAACTTGAAGTTTTGTTTCTAACACTTGTATCTCATTCTCTAAATAATGCATACGTTTTTCGAGTTGTATACGTATATCAGTATTGTTATTTTGCATAGTAATAGTTTCCCCCTTTCGTTGCAAACGTCTTTGCATAATAAGTTGTTGTTTTTGTCCTTTTCTCATAGGTAAAGAGGATATACGTGTATTATTTACATGCATACTAGTAAACATTATGAACTGTAGTTATAAAAAAAATAAAATGAATGTACTTAAAAACCTATCATTATAATATATAACAGCAATGTCTCCGCAAGTAGAAGAATATTTTAAATTTACTTGCGAATACATTAAATTATATGGTCCTAAAACAATTGTATTATATCTTAGTGGAGAATGGTATGAAGTATATGCCGTTATTGATAGTGACGGAAAATATGCAGTTGTAGATACAGATGGTACTTATATGCCGTCGTGTATTCAAGAAATTCACCATTACTTGAATGCTGATATATCTCCTCCTAAAGAAGAAGGTGCTTCCGGAGCACATACCTATATGGGAAAACAAGTAGTTCGTACGGGCGTACGACAAAATTTTGTGCATCAATCCCTACGTTCCTTAATAGCAGCAGGATATACTGTACCTAGGGTAGATCAATATCCGCGAATAATAAATGGGATTTCCGTATTAAAAAATGGAAAACAAGTATTTGATCGTAGAATATCCCATGTGTATACAGCAGGAACATATGATGATAAAGAATCCGTTAAATTAACTAATAATATTGGTTGCTATTGGTTTCATTATGAAGGTAAGGATAGTATCTGTAATAAAGATATGCTCTATAGCGGTATGTGTATATTAGATTCTTATACAGGTACAATACGTTCTCAAGAAAAAGATATAGAAGTCACTCAAGATTCAGGTTGTTTTGATGCTATAGGAGGATTTCATGAAATTCAAAATCCATCGGAAGTAATAATCATAAGCAATATGCCGGATAGTTTGTATGAAATGATGAATACCCACGTCTTTAATAATCCTCTAAAGATTCTAAAAATAGATTTAAATAAGAAAGGAGATATACAATCTAAAGTTAAGTATATATTGAAACGAGACGTACAACAACAATTTATTGAAAAATTTTATAGTATTAAATACCACAAAACCTTACATGACATGTTTATGGAATATCGTTATAGTAGTTATGCTTTGTGTTATTTACTAGACTATGTTAAGTTGTGTAATCCTGATATAGTAGATATGTTACATGTACCTACCTATGATAGACAAAAATCTTATATGCGTACAGGAAACCATTCTTTGGTTCAATTAAATATCATTAGCGTAGGCGAAGAAAATAGCATGTTACACTTTTTAAATAAATGTATTACAACCATAGGCCGGCGTGAATTTAGTCGCCATTTATTGTTTCCTATTACAAATAAAAAAGTATTGCAATCTCGTTATGATATTATAGAATATATACAAGAAAATTGGGGAACACTTAAAACGATTCGTAATGAATTGGGAAAAATTCACGACATTGAGCGTCTACGGCGATATATTATTCAAAAACAAATAACACCTGCTCAAGTGATTCGTATACTGAGCAATTGTAAAACAATATCCAAGATATATCAAACACTTCAAGTATATCCAGCCCTTCAAACCTATTTAACTAGTCATAGTATTCTAGATAACTGTAATGATATTCAACAAGAGATTGAAAACATATTTGATATTACCGTAAGCATGGATATATCCAAGCAACACTATCAAAAATGTTTTATCCTTAAAAATGTAGATGAAAAACTAGATGGTTTTATGGAAAATAGTATGGACAGTGCAGTTATCTTAGAAGCAATAAAAGATAAATTAAACAATTATCTTGTATTTGGTGGTCGCAAATCAGGTTTAATTAAAATAGACGAACCAAAAACAAAAGCGCGGTCCCTTATATTAACCGACGCAAGTGCTATTCTTTTGCGTAAAAAATTACCTAATACAAATTTATCTATAAACTATCAATCTAAATATTCAGAGTCTAATAAAGTCTATAACTTAGACTGTAGCAAAGTACATATAGAAAAATCATCTACAAAGAAGGGTTATCATGTAATTGTATCAGACAGTATTATAGAGCTTAGTGAATTAATTCAGGATTCCAATAAAAAAATGTCGTCACGCCTAGAGCAATTATACATGGAATGGTTACAGAATATGAAAGAAAAACATTGTGATGCATTGATGAATATTATACACTATATTACTGAATTAGATATTATGCTTACAAATGCCTATGTAGCAAAAAAATATAATTACTGTAAACCTACCTTAGATAAAGAGGACCACGAAATATCATTTTTTGATGCAAAAGCCATGAGACACCCTTTAATTGAACAAATGAATATAGAAGAAGTGTATGTACCAAATGATGTTTCCTTGGGGAAAGATCCAAAAGGTATTTTATTGTATGGCACAAATGCAGTTGGAAAAACAAGTTTAATTCGCGCTATAGGTATTACTCTAACCATGGCGCAGTGTGGTATGTATGTTCCCTGTTCTAGTTTTAATTATGCGCCTTATCATACCATTTATACGCGTATTTTAGGTAACGATAACATATTTAAAGGAATGTCTACCTTTGACGTAGAAATGTCGGAATTATTAAAAATTATTGTAAACGGGGATAAACACTCTTTGATATTAGGCGATGAAATTTGTTCAGGAACTGAAACGATATCGGCTACAAGTATTATTACATCCACCGTACAATGGTTATACAAAAAAAGTATGTCTTTTATGTTTGCAACTCATTTCCATGAAATATCAGATCGTGAAGAGATAACCAGTTTAGATAAAGTGGTGTTAAAACATATGACGATACGATATGATCAACAATCTGGGAAGTTGGTGTATGGTAGGAAACTGCAAAATGGTCCAGGGAAAAGTTTATATGGATTAGAAGTGTGTAAATCGCTTGGTTTTCCCGATGAAATGATACAAAATGCGCAGCGGTTGCGTAATAAGTATAATCCTAATACCGAAGAGCATTCCATTTTATCTTTAGTGAAAGGTAGTAGTTATTCTTCTCAAAAAAACAGAATCTTTTGTGAAAGTTGCAAAACAGAGGTAGCCATGGACGTGGATCATATTCGCGAGCAATCAGAATCCAATAAAGATGGTTTTATAGAAGGGTTTCATAAAAATCATCCAGCAAATTTACAAGCATTATGTAAAGCTTGTCATGAGTTAAAAACAAAAAATACAAAAAAAGGGGTTAAACTAAAACGTGCAAAAACATTGGATCCTACTACTACTTATGTTGTTACACAAAATGATGATACACACCAAACCCAAGCATTCCCAAATTAAGTACTAAACCTATGATTGGTAATATAGGTTTACCTTGGTTTAGTTTATAGGTCCAATTATTTTTTAATTTGTTTTGAATCTCTTCGTTATCATATACACTTATTAAACAAATATTCAATATACTAAATACAATAAACATAAGATAACTAGTAATACTTGCTAATACCTCTACTTCTTTAAACAGTAATGCAAAAATACTTACTATAGAGATAGCAATAATAGCATAGATAGGTGTATTATACGTTTCATTTACGTGATTAAAACTATTTAATATAGAGTATTCTCTAGAAATAGAATATAACATTCTTGAGGTACCTAATATGCTAATGACCAAAGTGTTTGATATAGAAAGCATTGCTATAATATAAAATAGTTTACTAATCTTACTACCAAAAAACATTTTAGCCATGGTTACAATGGGCATTGTACTTTGGTGCAATGTTTTCGTATTACAACATTTTACAACGGCAATCGCTACTAAAACATAAATAAGAGTAGCAGTAATTACGGATGCTAATATAGCCTTAGGAATGTCATTTGGATCTTTTGCTTCTTCTGTAAGTTTTACCGTGCTTTCAAATCCACTATAGACAAAAATAGCTAACACTGATGAATATAGTATATTTGGTATATTAATAGTGGTTGGTATTTCTGGTATTGACGATTTGTGGAAAAATAAACCCATTATACAAACTAATAACAGTCCTGCTATTTCACAAAAGGTACATATATGGTTATAATAGGTAGTTTCTTTCACTCCTATACAATTTATACCAGTAAATAACACTATTACTATAAATGCAATAACTAGTGGTGATATAGATAAAATTGGAGATAAAAATTTACCAATGCTTAAAGCGACCGTTGAATTTGTGGTTATACCAATACTTATTAGTAATATAACAGTAATAATAGCCGGAATTTCACCCAATGTGTTTTTTACAAAACTATAATCTCCGTGATTCGTACTATAAATGGTGCTAACATCTATGTATGTGGTTGATATAATTAAAGCAAATAAACCTGCTATGATAAAACTTAACCAAGATAAAGATTTAGCGTATTTGCTAACATCACCGATTAATACGAATATTCCGGCGCCTATAATATAGCCTACGGATAATAGATAAATATCCATAAAAGATAACACTTTGGGTAGGTTAGACATATAGTATATACTGTTATATTATTAAAATTTGAAATTGAAATAAAAAAACAAGAATTATATATATATACAAATGATTATTCCTGTAAAATGTTTTACGTGTGGCAATGTGCTTGCAAATAAGTATCTTTATTATATTGAAAAAGTGAAAAGTGAAAAGTTAAAGCAAGGAATTGATATAGACAAAGTAATTTATCTTTCGCAAGATAAAGTAGCAAAATCTCCAGAAGCAATCATTTTGGATGAATTACAGTTGCATAAAATGTGTTGCCGACGCCATATGCTTACGCATGTAGATATTATATAAATAATATTTTCTATACTATTTATATAATGTCTCGTTCAAAAAGAAGAGTTCATAATCGCAGAAAATCACATACTCACAAAAGACGTAGTCACAAAAGACGTAGTCACAAAAGACGTAGTCACAAAAGACGTTCTTATCGTAGAAAACAGCGCGGCGGTTTCAATAAAAATTCATCTGGAAACACTACTTATTTTACCATGGACCATAGATATAGACCTTTTGGAGGTGTAACTGACTCTGTTATGTATCATGGAAAATCGTTAGTAGGAGGAATAGAAGGTAAATATAAACCTGTAAATCCTAGTACAAGTAATCAACCAATTGGTCAAGCGCTTAGTGTAAAAGATCTTAGATTTGCTAGTACAAAAGTCTAGTATTTGAAAAAATAAACAAACTATAAAAAATATTTATATAAAGTATAATGAAGCGAATTGAATCGTTATGCAATCCAGCCATGTTTTATTTAGTAATATCAGGAATTAGTTATTTGTTAATTTTAATACAAAATGTAAATAACCATAACGAACTATGTGTAGGTGACATGAAATGTACCACTGAAAATAAAACCATGGTGTTCATAGTTAAAGCATTATACATCATGTTCTGGACATTTGTATTAGATTTCATATGCAAACGTGGATATACTAAAATAGCATGGTTTATTTTGTTTTTTCCGTTTGTTCTATTTTTCATATTATTAGCTTTATTTATTCTTATGAGTATTGGTAGCGCTTTAGAAGGAAGTATAGAAAACAGTCATAGCAATCACGTTGAAGGATATGGACCATATACTTAGTACTTATCTAGTAATAAACATGCTGTAAGTTTTTAAGAATAAACTTTATCTCATTATAAAGTATACACTATTATATAATGAGATACAATAAGGATATTAAAAAAATTTTTATATTGTTTATTATTGTCCTTGGTTTTATAGTATTCTCAAAAAATACCATAGAATCATTTAAGTTAGGTAAATCCATTAAAAAAGGGATTAAAAAAGCCGAAAAAACAGTTAAGAAAACAGTTAAGAATGCCGAAGATACAATCACCGGTGCAGTTGCTAAGAGTAAATATGCTATTATCAATGAAAAAATTAGAGATTACGATCAAGCTAGTAATTTAGAACGAAGTAATTATAATAATAAAGCGATAGTATGTTGTGATAATTATACGTATGCACCTACTGTAAAATGTGTAAAACAATTAACACAAAATACATGCAAAACCCCTAATTCAGATGGTTCGTGTAGTGATAGTAACTATACCAGTGCTGAATTAGGCGCTTTAATGAATGGTAATCAATTGGAAACTTGTAAAATTCCACTTACAGATGGAAGTTATTTGTTTACAGATAACACTACCGTTGATCCGACAGGCGCCACTTATAGTGCAAAGGGTTTTAGTAATAAAATACCTATTCCTGTTACTGATTTAATACCCTTGCCTGTTAAAAAAACAAAAAGTAAAACTATAAATGTAGGAGATAAAGTAAGTTTTAAATATAATGATGTTATCCATAATGGTTATGTATTATTTATAACTGGTGATCAGTACAATATTGAATACATGGTAAATGGTACTTCTAATTCAGTCATTGTAAAAAGAAAAGATATAAAAACTTGGCAAAGTGGAAAAGTGTATGTAGACAATCTGTTATATGGCGAAACGTATTCTCCTAATAGTTATGCTTTCTTTTCTAGAGAAACCGAGAAATGTTGTTTTGATGCTCCTAAAAAAAATCTTAATGCGTCAGGCACTCCCCAAAAAGTAACAGAACAATACCAATGCCCTATAGGATGGGATCTTGTAACAAATGTATGCACTGAAAATTGTAATCCATGTACGCTTAGAACATCTGAAACTCCTGCTAGTGTAACTTATCCTAATACATTATCTAACACCAAATCACTTGAAGATAGTTATGTGTTTCAAGATAAACCAGGTAGTACAGAAGATCCTACCATTGGCGAACATACATTTGTAGCGGCAGGTTTTTTACTTTAATAATAGACTTTGTAAGAAATAGATACCACCTAATCCAACCATTAAAATAAACGCTTGTTTTATAGGATCATTTTTATGCAATCCTGTATAATATGTCTTATACTCTAATGCTGGATCTATATCATAATCTGAATTCATGGATGTAAATGCTTCTGCAGAACATGTATTATCTGAATAATTTTCCGCTAGATTAGGAAACCCATTGCCCAAAGCATCCTTATATACACTAGTATCTTTTTTGTAAAATTGACTTTTGTTTAATTTATTAATATCACTGTTTAATAAATAAGCAGCACCATAACCTAAACAATTATCCGATGCATAATTCAACGCCACTTTTGTACATGCAGGCACTTCATTATCTTTATTCGTAGCTGTACATGGAGCAGTTCCACCTGAACTAGGATCCATTCCACTCAATACATTTAAATCGGATATTAAACCAGGTATTAATCCTTGTTCGCTGGAATCTGCAGGGATAGAATTTTGATAGCACGTGGATGTTTGTGCATTACAATCGGCGTCATAACAAGTTACGCCAGAACCAGCAAAATAAGCACCACCTAATACCTTCTTTTTTTTTGTTGCTTTACTTTTTCCCTTGGTAAGTATATCTGTATATGCACCTAGACCGCTTAAATTTTTATTTACCTTGTTTCCTTTAGTTCCCATATGCAGTTTAGACGGTGTTTTAATGTGCGCTGTATAGGTATAACTAGGATTAGTTTCTTGGTCACAACTACTTTTACTTCCGTCTAATACTTTTTCTACATCACTTAAACCTTCTGTAATAGGATTATGTTTGTAGCATATGTATAAAAACAGTATTACAATTAGTATTATACATAAATTATCATTCATATAATTTATATACATTTTATTTTAAATAAATTATCTATCTATAGTATAAATGATAGGAAACGAAAAAGTAAACACACAAGTAACAATACAACCTAAACAACAAAATTTAAAAAATCAAACTATGAATCAATATACTGGATCATGGTATTCAAAAAATGGACATCCTTTAAAAATATGGAGAAAGTCAGGCGCAAATCAACATCTAGGGACTTCTGTTCTTACTAAAAGTGTGCCTTGTAGCAATTGCGCCCCTACTGGAATATCAGTGGGTTTACCTTTTAAAATGTTAGGTAAAAATGCAAGAGGTATTAACAAATTAACTAGTGTAACAACAAGTAACAGTTGTGATTTATGTGATCCAACTAAAGGACCAGTGGGAACCAAAAGTGCAGGTGCTAAAATACGATCTGCTGTTACTCTATTGCATAAAAATTATTATACTACTAATTTAAGTTATTTAAAAAGTAGATGTAATACGATTGATACTAACAAAGTTATTCAACAAAAAGAGGGAATTACTTATTTTAAAAATGGTAAATACGTATGGCCTAGTAATTCTACTGATAATTCTGCTATTTATAAAAACAATTGTGTTTCCCGATGTTATGCTAGCTGCAATAGTACTATATATAAACCCAGTAATCCACAATACGGTGTACAAGGTGCTGTTTCTAATAGTGCTAGATTAGACAGAGTAAAATATAATACTATTACTACAACAAATAACACTTTGACCAAACAATATAATGTAAATTTTGCGTATAATGGTAGTAGTAACAGTATCTATTTTGCTAAAAATAAAGAAGGAAGTTGTGTAAATTATTGTTATACGAATCGTTTACGGATGCGCAACTAACTAAAAATCTGATATAAAAATATTATTAACTATTTTTGTCTGATAAACAACATTGAATTTTTTACACCAAATTATACATTTATCCAAGTTCTTTTTTTTTATGGCGTCTAGTTTTAAAGAATGCTCTTTGTCGTTTGTTTGCCTTATTAGTTTTAAGGTATACAAAATATTTTCTATTTGGGATTTACCTATAATCAAATTTATTTCTTCTAACTTACTAATAAAATAATAAGGTAATGGTGTGTTTAAAAATCCCTTTACACACGAACTAGTTTTTATCTGAGAATACATTGCCTCCCACTTTGGAAGTAAATATGACGTATTTTCATACTTGAAATTTAAACAAACAATATAACGTTCTGAATTTGCTATTCGACTAGTTAATGGTTTAGTTATATAACAATTTTCATAAAACATAAATATAATATAAATAAGATCTATGGTGGAACGATTAAAACAATCAAAACATTTTAAAATAAAAGTACCACCCTTCTTCTGCAACGATAATGCAAAACATATTTGTGAAAATAACAACCTTGTTGATGCAGTTTCTTGTTCATTAAAATCAACTGAAAAATCAAACCCACCGTCGCCTGTTATAATATTCATGGTGTTACCGTATTTTTCTACACAATTCTTTAAATTAGCAAAATTATATAAATCACCTTTACCATCAAAACCTTTCTCTATAATGACATTTGGATTCTTTTTTAAAAATTGACTACTTTTATTCCAACCTGGAATACCTATTTTATCATTCAATAACGTCATTCCATAGTATATATCCTTATAGTTATTTCTTAAATGTGATAATGCTTCTATAAAACCACCCGGTCCTTCAGCAAGGTGAAAGGTGGTTATAGGTATATCTTTATAGGATTGTAAGATATTATGTGTTTTTACTATTTCTATCATTTTAAAATAGGAACGCGACAAAGGTTTTAAAGAAGATACTGAATAGTTTTCTCCTGGAATTTGCGTTTGAATATATTCATAAGGATTTGTATACTTTTTATACAAATCCCATTCCACCTGACAGTTATCTAGTTTCCCTTTTATAGCTGATAAATATTCCTGTAACGTTTTACTTATAAATATAAAAGGCGGTCCTTTTTGAATTTCTATACTAGATACATCTAAATGATTTGTAACTATTGGTAATATAAAAAATGTCATATGCCTCTTAAATAATCTATTTTAATCTTTAGATGATTATCTTAATACTATTTTATTTGATAATCTAGTTACCTTATTTACTGCACCGCCTACCATTTTTCCCGATGACTCTGCTATTTCACCTTCTTCTAACGATGGTAATGCCGGTGATGGTAATTCCGGTATGGGTGGTGCTTCTTGATTTTTCGTCATCCATGCTGGTCTATTATCCACTCCACGAGGATTATTTACTAGTGATGGTTTTGCTGGTGATGGTAATTGCGTCTGCTCTGCTTGGGTCTGCTCTGCTTGACCTTGGGTCTGCTGCTCTGCTTGGACCTGCTGCTCTGCTTGGGCCTGCTGCGCTTGTGTCTGCTGCTGCGCTTGGACCTGCTGCGCTTGGGCCTGCTGCGCTTGGGCCTGCTGCGCTTGGGCCTGCTGCGCTTGTGTCTGCTGCTCTGCTTGTGTCTGCTGCTCTGCTTGTGTCTGCTGCTCTGCTTGTGTCTGCTCATTCTTTACTGGTGTATTCGAGTTTAGTGGCGATATCCCTTCTTGTTCAAGCCATTGAGCAAAAGTAGGTGATTCTTCTTTAGATTCCAACCCAGATTCAGGAATACTGTCTAATACCGCTTGTTCTTGCTGTATAACCCGTTCTATTTCTTCATTGGTTATTTGTACTTCTGCTGCCTCTTGTGTTGTATCGCTCATATATATCGCATTAGGATCTACGGTTCTTACTTTCTTGAATACAAAATAACGATTCAGAAAAGAGATCTTTTTTTCATCTGGAGACATTTTCAACGCCAACTGGTTGTCTTTATGTGTTTTATGATGTTTTTGCATATCATTGTACAATTCACTAAACATGCCGGTTGAATTAGGTAACTTCATTTTTTTAACCTCTTCATCTGATACCAACGAAAATCCATAATTTTCTATTAATTGTATTAAATAATCATAATGTACTAAATATTCACGAAACATCTTTCCAATTGTTTCTTGATACACATCTACCGCATAACCTATACTCGTCTCATCGCTCTTAAATTCATCAAACGAATATTGTTTAGTGATTTCCCATACCTTATCTTCTCCGTTGTAAATATGAATGGAACCACCTTGTTTTATAGTAGATAATTCTTTAAACAAAGTAGCACCATCATAACTCGTACCTATAAAATATCCCCCTACTTTGGTAGTTTCTGTTACATTTTTTAAGAATTGATGTACCTTATTTTTAGATTCAAAGAAGTAATGTATCGCAAATTGGCAAGAACATATATTAAATCCATCTGCCCCCTTGCCATATTGTCGGAATACTCCTTTACCTATTTTTTCTTCGTTTTTCTCGCCAATTCCAAACACACTATTGATTACCATCTTTCCACGTTCCGTAAAGATCCCGGAATTATCTTTGATATTTTCTGAACTATCTCCATGAACAAACAACGCATATGGCATGGTTTTCATCTTTTTTCTCATATTTAAATACCTCGCACACGCTCCATCCATACGATTGTGGATATTATCGTTCGCATAATCTATACCCAACACAAAAGACAGTTTTGATTGAATCCATTTATGCATGTCCCCTCCTTTACCCACTGCTAAATCTATTAAGGTATTTCCAGGTGTGCTTACTCTATTTATTAGCATCTGCTTTACATATTTATTATGAAATTCACGCAAATGTGCTGTATGACCTCTCGCTCTTTTACTACCATCACTACGTATATAATACTTATCTTCTGATCCTCCTGTATCTTCTGGAATATTCTCACCGGTAGAAATCATGTGTGGGGTGATAGGATGATGAATACTGTACCAATTATCATTTGCAACATGGTAACTGTTACCAAAATTTCTAAATCCTGCTCTTAATTCAGCTGTTTTATCCCAACGAATACGCAATGGTATCCAACACCATTTATTAGGTTTTGACGTATCATATCTAAATTCTACTATCATATTGTCTGAAATGATTTCACCTTCTTCCGTTTTCATTTGTTCTACGTTATATTGATCCGGTGTAAGTTCCAAATAACATTGATTTGTATCTGGATCATAAGGATCAGTGGGAACAAATGCCATTGGTTGGTAACCGTCTTTATTATCTTCATTTGGATTATAAACTATATTATCTTGTATAACATCCATACAAGGATTTAAATAGCCGTCCCGTGATGGATCAAAACCTACCCGCAACGTCACAGTCTTATATTTAACCATTTTACTATTTCCTTGTAAATCTAATCCATCTTGATATTTATAATCTACAACCTCTTTACCATCGGGAGTTTTATTTGTGGTGATAAAGAAGTCTATGGTATTATAATAGGAAGGTTTCCACTTAAAACTATAATCCCAAGTCACCTTTTTATTTTTAATCTGTTTGTTTAAATGGGTTTGACCTACTCCTAACGAAGCTGGAGTAAAGATTAATCCATCTGTTTCATACTCGTAATTAGCTTCAGAAGTATAACGCAATACTTCTTTACACGCAACAAATATATCTTTATTCATTCTAAATTCCTTTACCTGTATACGTAATTGACGTAAGTCACAATCTTGTTTTAATTCTTTTACGTAAGCTTGCAGCAAATGTAAACGATATTTAATGTCTAATGATTTTTCATTGGGATCCGTATTTGCAAATGATTTACCGCGTACATCCGTTTTTTGATGATAATAAATATCAAAAGGGGCATACAAATGTATATATTTATTTAACTTATTATGAATGATATGTTCCCCATCTATCAAAGTCTCATAAAGTTTGGGATTTTTACACACTGCCCCTGTAAATTGTACCGTCATCGTAGTAGTAATAAAATACATTCTTCCTTTGTTATTAATGTACAACAACTTACGCATTCCGTCCGCTTTATCTGTTACCGTATAATCTTTACGAATATTTGGAAGATTTATATCAGGGTTTTCTTGTTGAATATGCATAAACTGCAACGTTTTTGAACTAGGACCTATAAAATTACCGGGATAGATACGACGAGTATCCATTTCACGTCCATGGATTAATTTCATATATTCCCGTAAAACTAAATTCGTTTCATTGTATCCTATAGGATAATTAGATTCCTGTAAACCTGATAATACATATTTGATTACTTTTTTTAATTTACCTGATGCATTTTCCGTTCTTTTTTTATTGTTATCCATTTCTATCTCTATTTCATACGACTCTACATTATTAAATACATTTGCTTCTTGAATCGTATACTCTGGTACCATGGAATATCCTTTTCGCTTAGAGGCTTTTACTATACTACAATCCACATATAATGGATAGTCTTCGTGTACTAAACGAACACGATTCATATAACGAAATATTTTCTTATTTTCATTCCAAGATTCTAATAACTCTCTTACAATATTACTAGTAGGCATAAAATTTGTTTCCGTGGACAATGAGGCGCGAAAATTAAAATCTCTATTATCCACTGGTTGCAATACTACTCCTTCAAGGTTTTTCTTTTTCTTTTTTTGAACAAATTCTACATCCAAGTCTAATTGTCCTGTCTCACGACTCATCAACTCATTTGTACGACAATATTTTTGTATGTCACCTATCCCTTCTATCTCTGTTCTTATATTAGATTGAATAACGCTACCTTCTTGTGTAATAAAATTATTTACTACACGCAACAAATAAGTATCTTGTGCTGTTGCAGGTTTAAATCCTAATGATAATAAACGTTTTATCACATTTTGATATTTAATTTTAGTAATGGCGTGGGTGCCTTTTGTACCAAATTTAATTTCAAACTCTTGTGAAGTATCAGCGTCTGCTAAATAGACTGCAAATAAATCATCTAAGGTAGTTGGTAGTTTAGCCATATTTAATATTACAACATATAATTTATTATTTATTTCAATTTATACATTTTACTATTCTTTCATATAAATCCTTTTTTTTACCATCTACTTCTAGTTTTAATTTATTACACATCACACGCAATTCATCTAACTTATAACTAGTTATACTCAATAAAGGTTTACTTACATTCTCTATTTTAAAATACTTTAATGCATACTCTTTTTCTGGTTTAGGATAAATAGCATAATGATGGTTTATTTTTTTTAACATGACTATTTCCGTATCTGATGGATCTCCTATACATTCATAGTACACACGGTCTTTTATTATGATTACGTTTTTCTTATAATACATACACAAATAAAAAAAAGAACCATATTGTATCTCAGTATCATACAATAAATTTTGTTCTACTACAGTTTTACTTAACTTATATTGCTTTAAGATTGCCTTGTTATCCTTCATGGATTCTATTACTGCTATTTTTATTTGTTGTTGAATATCAAAGTTCTTACCTTTATGCATAATATATTTATCTAAACCAAATGCAATAATATACAAACACCAAAATAAAGAATCTTCCTCTTTAACTAAAATAAAATCTTCCTGAGTATTATTATTTGAATACGATATATCTTGTTTTATAATATCCGAGATATATCGTTCATAGTTATTACTTGAATACATATGCATTTTAAATTCATTCACAAATCTCATTTACTTTAGTAAAGTAATTATCTTTATATTCTTGTTTTTTAACTTCCATGTGGTTTAATGATTTTTCTTGCTCTTTGATTTGTTGCAACTGTATATTGATCTTTTCTAATATCAATTCATCTACTTCTGTTAAATTAATAAATACACCATTTTTGTTCTCAAACATACTAATATTTTCCTCATAAAACATCTTACCTATATAAATCTGCTGTTGTAATGATAAGGATTCTATTACTTCTTTTATATTTTTTAAATTTATCATATATTTTGTTTTACTTTTTATCTTTAAATACTAGTTTATTTGATTTACCTGGTCTATTTAACGGTACATATTCTCCAATCACCGATATGTATTTATCATTTAATTCATATCGTTGACCTATCACGCGAATTTCTATTGTATCGCCCACTTGAACTGCGGAAAATTCCTTCAACATATGATGATGATCCCGAACTATGAAAATCGTCATGGGTGAATCACTCCCCGGTATAGATGCTTTAATACCTGCTTTAGTAATATTATCCGCAACGCATTTAATCTTCATACCTTCTACTGGTGTACATAACTGACAGTCAAATGTTAACGCAAAATCTATATATGATCCATTTAAAATACCACTGGAATATGTTACTATACTTGAAGTATCTTTTTTTATATAACCTTCTACATTGCATTTTCCTTCATATTGTGATCTTATGTACTTTTCTAACATGGATTTTATATTATCATTTACATAATGAAATGGAATATGTACAGTTCGCTCAAGGGTAGCGGGAGTATATACATCCATTACTATAGTATACGTTTATTTGTTTTTTTTATTTCAATTTTTATCTAAATTGTTCATTTTAATTGTAAATACGCAGTTACCGGATCTAAATACCAACGTTTCTCCAATGAATTCTCCAACAACTTTTTATATTGATATACCCGCAACAATATTTCTAATACTACACACGTATGCGCATACTTACATTTTTCCGGGTCATACTCGGTATCTATACCTCCTTGTCTTAAGAGTGATCCTAAATATCCTTTCCTTGAAGCCTCTTTTTTATTGGTACAATTTGATCCAAAACTCTTTGTTCCTTTTGTACCTTGATCCACTATTTTAAGCGTGTACGCCTCACTATTAGTATGATACTGAAGAAATCCACATATACTAGCAAAATCACCCTTTCGTATTTTTAAGGCTTTCGCTCTTTCTACTATTACATTATCTACAATACCTTCATCTCGTTTCCAACCATTATCATATACCATTAATATAGGAGCTTGTATTTCTTCACTATATAATAATATATATTTAAAATTCTCCATCATAAACATTTGATTTTCATAATAGCCAACTATATAGGAGGACAATTCTACCTTGTCTTTTAATTGATCTAAATTATATAATAATTGTATATGTTGCTCTATAGTAAATTGTTCTATCATATGATGCATACACAAGACATACAAGTCTTGTATTGTAATACCTAACTTACTATACGGTAAATTGTGAATAACAATCGCGGCCTGTTGATACCAGTTTAACGACTTCGGTTTTACTTTTTTATCTTTATATGATATATTTATTTGCAGAGTGTGATAAGCAATAGTTATATGATTTATTATCTTATCTAATTCATCTGTATTCATCGTTAACATACTAGATATTCTAGTATCTATAGCTTCGTTTTGTTCCGTTAAATCATATATCTTACTCGGAGGTTTAAATTCTATAGGTCTCGTTACATCAAAATGAGATACCGAACTATCTAATAACTCCAAGGGTTGAAATCTATAAAAACTACCTACATTTACTAATCTACCTATCGTACCGTTTGCATTTGTTAAATATTCTGTTTTATCATTTAGTAATTTATCTAATGCTAGATCTATTTGCTCTATAGGATATTGCTTATGGGTTTGCACTAGTTTTAATAACTGGGGTTTATCAAATGATGCATACTCATAAAATAACTCTTTAATGCGCTCTACTATTTTATCTACATTTAATACCAAAAAAGGTAATTTTGTTTCTAAGGTAATAGATGGTATTTCCATAGTAGGTTTACACGCATAATTACAGTCAGACATGAAATCACATAAATGAGAAAATTGTTTATCACCCACTTGATACTCTATTAACGGTTTTCCTATCGTTGATAATTCTATTTTTACAGTCTGTGCCATTTTTTCTACAGTGAAATTGGTTTGCTTTATGTTTAAATGACAGTCTATCGCGTGCTCCTTTATGACTCTTGATATTTTACCTATTTGCTTCATCTTACCATAAGATCTACGATATAAATTTAAATCTGCTTGCTCTATATCATCCTCCGTATACGTTGTATACAAAAATATTTCTACATTACGTTTACGAAAGGGTAATGCTTTATGACTACACGTTCTTACGGCTCTACCTATCAATTGCTCTATGCGGAATATGTTATACCACGGATCTATAATATGAACCTGCCTTATTCCTTTTAAATCTATACCTTCTGAACCGGCCAAGGTTAATAACACTACTTTTATTTTTTTCCCTTCCTTATTATCCTCATCCGTTAATGCTTTTATTTCTTCTCTATTCGCATTAGATAATGCTTGATCGCCTGTTATCATACCATAATAGGCTTGCGAAAAAGAATCGCCTACCTCACTTTTTGGTTTCATGGTTAATGCATCCAATGGTTCTGCTGGAACGGAATTAAATAAGGATACCGTATCGCCATATCGCTTAAAACCCATTTCTTCTAACAGTAATGCAATAGGTATTACACCACCTTCTATGTATCTAGAATATATCATGACTATACCCGTTGACTCTTTTACTTGTAGACCTAATTCACGTAATTTACTACTATATTTTCCTATTTCTGTTAACGAAAATATTCTTCCAAACTCACTCTCTATTTCCGGTTTATACTCAAAATTCTTTTTTTCATTTTTTACTTTCTTATCTAATGTAGTATCCTGATACGTCATAATAGACTCTAACCCCTTTTTACCATAGTGAAATCTTAATTCTGTTGCTGGATCTAAGGACGGATATGTCATGGTAAGTATTTGAACACCCGGTTCAATAACATTATACCCTAACTGCTTTAATTTCTTTCTACCTAAGACTTCCTTATATTTATCTAATATGGTACTTTGATACTCACCTACATCTACTACATATAAATCTAAATTTTCTATATATTCACTAGGATCAATTAATTCGCCTAATAAATTTTTACTAGGATATCCGATAGATAACATACTCTTAGTAGGATTAAATATAGCAGGATACACACGATACGGAAACAAATAAGGATTTTCGCCCCGCACTACAGATACATAACCGGTTATTTTTTGAATAAATAATTCTTTTCCTCGTTCTTTAAAATCTCCATTTACATCAAATATTTCACTACGTGATATTAAACTACGACCATCATTCGCATTTAATAAATTAATAATGGACAATATTTCTTCATAACTATCATACATCGGCGTAGCACTCATTAATACCAATTTTAAATTTACTGCTCGTTTTACGATACTCATTAATAATTGAAATACTTTTTCATCTACATCTATACTTTCCATATCCTCCTTGCCTTTATTCGTTCTTATGTTTTGAACCTCGTCTATGACTATCAAACGATTGGAAAACATTTGTTTTAACACCTGTTTTTCTTTAACCTTGAAACTCTTTGGATCTAATTTTGTTTGATTTCTTAATAATTCTAATCTTCTTGATACCATGTTACCAAATTGCCTATAACCCACAAACTGATAATGCTTATCTATTAATACATTAATTTGCCTTATCATCTGTGATTTTGGAATATTTTTCATAAAGGTAGGATTTACTTCGTTCGCTAAAGATTGTGATACACATCCAGTTATATTCCATAAACCATTGATCAATTCTAATTTCCTATCATCAAACAATTGAACACGAAAATTATCCTGTACATTTTTACTAGCTATCACCAATATCCTATGATCCTTATTATACGTGGTATTCTGTAATCTATATTCCTCACATATTGTTATTGCACTACACGTCTTTCCTGAACCTAATCCGTGATATAACAATAATCCTTTATAAGGGGTTTCAACCGACAAAAAATTACGGACAAAAATTTGATGCGGTGATAACTCCATTTTCATATTACACAAACGTTCTGATTCTTCTTCTACACTTTTTAATTGGTAATCATCATATTGAGTATTATAAAACTCTTTTTTAGATGCTAATTTACTATTAAATTCTGCATCCTCTAACCTAGGATACAAATATTCACTCATATACATTAACAACATATTCTATATCTAGTTAATACGTTATTTACTTTTGTTAATATATCTAACTTTTCTAAATTATACGGACGAATCTTACTTTGGATTTCGTCATAAGGCAACCAAATCATATCACTTACCTCTGATTCTTGAAAAGGTCTAGAAGGTTCTACCAATGGAGATATATACGCTACAAAATATTTATGCTTGTAAGCCTTATAATTTGAACCTATAAACAACTCATCATACGGAATTAAATTTTGTATTACTTCTATACTCTCTTTATCGTAGCCAGTTTCCTCTACACATTCACGTATACCACAGTCTATATCACGTTCGTTTATTTCACGCCTTCCTTTAGGAAAACCCCACTCCGGTTCTGTCCACTCATTTTTACACGTATCTATTAAAGACTTTAAGGTATACACTTTCCCTTGAATGGTTACCCCTTTTTTAATTTGATTAAATCGGTCTTTAGACTGTAATTCTTCATTTCTATATTTAGAACCAGGAACACAATTCCACAATTTTACCCACAACTTATCAAACTGTTTAGTTAACAAATTTGTATGCTCTTCTACAGTCATCTCGTTTAACATTCCTAGTATACCTTCAATATTGTCCAAGGAATACTTTCCCCGCAGAAAATCTACATAACCTAAACTATCTTTACGTTTTATTAGTAAATAATGTATGATATTCTTCTTTACGGTATATGGTATAATTCCTATACTTATAATTGGTAATTTACATTGATAATTAAAATGACCTGTTTTACCACAATTAATACAATAATTATAATGATTCATCTATTATGTTATTCTCACCATGTTTTTATATGTATTTAAACATAATATGGATTTACCAATGAATGTATGGGGACCACACTATTGGTTTATTATTCACACTGTAGCAATGAACTATCCTAAAATACCCGGCGCTACTACAAAAAAGAAATATTATGAATTTTATCAACAATTGCCTACGTTTTTACCTCACAAAAAAGCACAAAAATTATTTAATAAATTATTAGAGAAATATCCTATTACGCCTTACTTGGATTCTAAAGAATCTCTAGTCAAATGGACACATTTTATACACAATAAAGTAAATATTGTATTTAACAAACCTACCATTTCCTATAAAACTTTTTATGAAACCTATCATAAACAATATTTACCAAAACCCGTTGCAAAAAACAACTACCGTAATTGGTACAAAAAATTTGCATATCTATTTTGTATTTTTATTATCGCGACCGGTATATTTTTATTTATACGGTAATATATAAGATACTTATGAAAAACAAACGAGGCGGAAAACCTATTGACTCCGGTACATATGGATGCGTATTTAACCCTGCTTTAGCATGTAATGGGTCAAAAAGACATACTGGTGTTAGCAAATTAATGATTAATAAACACGCTAGTAAAGAATTGGCATTATTAGAACCTATCTATACTTTAACTAAAGTATATCCTGATATAAAATCACATATTATTATTCCTGAACTAAAACAATGCACTCCTTCTAGACTAACAACCAAAGATCTATATGCATTTAACGATACATGCCATAATCTATATGACTTAGGTTATAACACAAATAACATAAATGATCGTAGAGATGAGTTTAAACTATTGCATATGGAACACGGCGGAAAAACTGTAAGTGATTATATTCATGATATGCACGCTGATCAAGAATATCATATACACAAAGGTATTGCTGATATTTTTAAACACGTTATTGTTCCTATGAATCAAAACAAATTATTTCATAGTGATATTAAAGAAAATAATATTTTAATCAAAAACAACAAATTAAAACTCATTGACTTTGGACTAATGATACTATATAGCGAGACAACTATAGATCCCATGTTTTTAAATCATTACCTATCTATGCATTATCCATATACTTGCCTTTTATTTAACGATGATATTCCTTTCCATTGGTCTGGTTTTCATCATAAACATAAACATTTACAAGGAGAAATGTTTATACAGGCGTGTAGTAAACATATTATGGGTAGTATTTTACACTATAAAAAAAGACAAGGGTTGAGTAATAAATTACTAAGTAAAGAATCAAGTTTTATTTTTTATTGTAATATTTTATTTCCTAACAAAAATTATCTAGATATTATTGCACGACAACTTGCATATTGTTATGAACGACATAAAAATCCCTCTAACGGAGAGTTTGATATTCTTTCCTATTATAATAAAGAATTTATCCACACTGTTGATATATGGGGATTATGTTCAGTTCTATTGTATCTATTTACTCATTATGATTCATCCTATCACGATAAACAAGAAAAACTTAAACCGCTTCTCATTAAATATATGTTTAGTATGCAGCTAAATCCATTTCCTTATTCTGAATTTTATAAAGATTTAATGTCTCACGCTGATTATATTAAGTCTAAATCTTCTAAATCTAAATCTTCTAAATCTAAATCTTCTAAATCTAAATCTTCTAGATCTTCTAAAGGTAGATCTTCTAATAAAAAACACACTTATAGCAAGAAAAAATCAACTGGTAAAAGTCAAACAAAGACACTACGATCTAAAAAATAACTTGTTATACTATTTTAATGAAGCAAGAAATTATCTTTATAGGTATTGCCGCCTTTTTAGGTATGAATATCTATCACGATGGAAAATACACCAAAATGTTAATGGGATGGAAAAAACACTTCAAAATAGCGGGATTGTGCATGTTCCTGTTTTTTATGTATCTTTTTATGAAAAAATACCCCAGTGATTATAGAAGTCTTTTAGGTCATGTTAATGGTATGATTAAATTTCTACCAATTGATAAACAATCTGCTGATATGATTTCACCGTTATTAAATGCTACTACAGGTCAAGCTATGGATTATAGTACTCCCCAATTTAAACGTATGATGAACTCGGGTGATACTTTAGGAATGCAACAAGTAAAACACTCTAATAGATTACACAATCGTAGTGTAAGTCCTGTTAAAAAAAAATATATAGCATCCCAACAAAAATGGTCTTGTGCTCATTGTAATTCACAATTAGATGCCTGGTTTGAAGTAGATCACAAAATAAGATTGGATCAAGGAGGCTCTAATCACGTTACTAATTTAGAAGCTCTTTGTAGAAACTGCCATGGGAAAAAGACGGGAATGGAAAGTTTATAATCTATGGTAAATATATGAATTTAAACATTATAGATACAACCTTCATAAGTATTGCAATATTATTTACTTTAATTGTATTACTAGATACTAACTATATTTCGGCATATATTACTACTCAAAATTATGGCGATTCTCTACCTGATGTCGCATCCATGCTTACTAAAACTACGATCAATATTGGTATATATTTACTAATACTATTTGGATGGTACACTACTAAATACTTATTCAACCACTTTAATTTAAATAGTATAGATGCTACTTACACGTGTATTGCAATTGCATATACCATAATCGCATTGGGTTATCAAAAATATATTGACTACTACAAAATTAAACAAGGACCTACATTGGTTATGCTACAAACTATTGTAAATGTATTTGTTTACATAGGTATTTTAATCGCATGGTTTTTTTCAAAAGAAGCCAAAAAAACAAGTAATCCTACTTTACTAACTACCGCTGGTACGGCGGTCGCCGCAATATTGGTAACTGGAATCGTACTATACATTACACTTGAGGGACTAGAATATGTTATGGAAAAAGGGGCCGTAAGCGATAGCACTCAACAAAATAACGCCCTTACCTCAGATAAAGATTATTGTCCTGATTATTGTAATTGGTTTACCACCAAAGATTTATGCACTAACAATAAATCTTGGAATGGTGTTACATGTGTATGGAACGCGTCCCAACAACTATGTTCAACACCTGAACCAACAAAACCTTGGTTGAGAAATATAGTACGAACTGTTCTTGTAATCATTACAATATTCATTTTAATACTAATACTTGTATCTCAAAATGATATAATAAATCTAATTAAACAATATCCCTCTCTTAAATGGGTTCTTGAGGTTCCTGATCATATTCTTAAAAGTATTGATCAATACAAACAAGATATTAAAATTACTACGCCTACTGTATGGATTCTTATCCTAATTGAAATTGTTATGCTTGGGCTATATTTCTTTGGTAATCTATTTGCATACCAGGCATACCATCGTTACGGACTTTTAATACATAATCCACCATTAGGACTTAGCTACAAAACTAAAGTTGGATGCAAAACATTAAATGAGATTCATACCTATCAAACCGAATATACCGATGATATTGATAAACACAAGTCTTTTACCATAAAAGAAGGTGCTTTAACTGATTTTCTTCCTATTAGCGAAAAGACAAAAAATAAAATTATAGATGATTACGGACCTATCCCTAATAACACTTATACAATGTCTACGGACTTTATTATTCATCGCGATAATACTACCAAAAAAGTGTCTGATAACAATTCTATCAATTATAACTACGGACTTAGTATGTGGATATACATTGATCCACATCAACCTAGTAAACTAGATAATTGGTTTTCCTTTTTTTCTTTTGATTACAAACCAGCTATACTGTATAACCCAAAACTCAATTCTATGCTTATAGCAGTACAAGAAAATATTACCCCTACAACGGTTATTGAGGATAGTGTTAAATATTCTAAACCTGTTACTAACATACCTTTACAAAAATGGAATCATCTATTTATCAATAATATGGGAAGCAAATGTGATTTATTTTTGAATGGTGAATTAGTTACTACTATAAAACAAGCTATTCCTCAAAATAAAACAAATACTATTACTACTGGATCACATAACGGTATTGTTGGTAAAATCTGTAATATATATTATTTTAAAAAACCATTAAATGGAACAGAAATTTTAGACATATATCATAAATATAAAAAATATGATCCTCCCATGGCATTTTAATTTCTTTTATTATACTATATAATGCCCGCTACCAACATTATTATTATTATAGTTGTTATTTTAGTTATTCTTGTTCTTATTTATTTTATTCAAAAAACGTCTTTTAGTCAAACTAGTCTAACAAGTGGGTTACTAGATGCTAATAAAAAGGTTACTATATCTGCAGATAAAATAAAGGCAGGTTCCAATGGTTCTGTAAATTACACTTGGTCCGTATGGATATACGTTTCTGATTGGAGTTATCGTTTAGGAGAAAAGAAAGTAGTGATCCAACGAGGAAAAGCCAATGAACGATGCCCTGAAATTACTTTAGGAGAGACAGAAAACGATTTAACTATCCACCAAGCAGTTTATTTAGACAGCAGTGATCAAACCTCCGGATTTATGGATCCATCCAATCCACTAAACGGGTCTAATTCTATTTGTACTATACCTAATATTCCTATTCAACAATGGGTATCTATTATCGTTTCTTTAAATGGTCGTGATATGGATACCTATATTAATGGTAAATTAGTGAAAACGTGTGTATTAAGCAATGCGGCATACGTAAATGCAGACGATGACGTTCTTATAACCCCTTTGGGTGGTTTCCAAGGAAATGTCTCAAGTGTTAAATATTGGGCAACTGCTATTA